GATCGGATGATTAGGTCGCAAATTAAGCACATTGTCCACAATTCGACCCTGCTTCAAAACCTCAAAAGCTGCCGCAACAGCAACATAACCGCCTCGATTAGCAAGATCCGACTTCAATTGAGTTATTGTCGGATTGGTTACTTTGGTCATCGTAAACCAGGCTGTAAAGTTCTCAGCAAACTTTTCGGCATAATTGGTATTTGAATATGAGGTTCCCCTCGGAACAGAACTTCCTTCACTAAAATCACTAAACCTTTGTTCGGCTTCCAAAGCAAGTCGCCCATCGCGTTTCGCTCTTTGCACGATGCTGTATGACCTGTAATTTTCAAAACCTTTATCAGTCACACCCAATGAATAGTCAACCCAATGACCCATTTCGTGAACAGTAAAACCGTAAGCAATACGTGCGCCAATCGAATCATCCTTAGCAAAACTGCTACCTTGAATAACATCTGCAGCCATCTGTGGAACTGTTCCCGGAACATATCGTGGGCCACTTGAGTACGACTCTTCAACAAGTCTTGCCACATTCATAAACAAACGCACATCATTACGAGTGCTATCAAAATAGCCTCCAGTTGTGTCTCCGCTGTTCTCGTAAAATGCGCTAATAGCCACGAAAGGAAGCGAACCGTTCTTAGGATCAACGGTTAACTTCGTAACATCCACCTGATCCAAAACATCATCCAAAGCCTGCAAAGTAGCAAAATAGGCAGGAGATTCTGTATCAAATGTTGGCAACTTATCGCTTGTTTTATCATTGACTAACAGTTCTAAGCCTCGACCAGCGAAATATGCGACTTGCTTTTTTACGGTGTCACCAAAGCGTTTCTTTGCTTCAGCTGGGGTCAAAATCTTCGGGAAACCCATACCGTCAAAACCGCTTTTCAGTATTGGGCCTTCCTGAAACTTCTCAGCCATCCTGCGTTCCCTGACAACAGGCTTAGTCGCATCCTTGACATGACCCTTCCAACGCTGTTGCGCGGCATACCTGCCTGCAGCTGACCTGTCACCGCCGAACGAAGCCTTCTCAAAATCCAAGGCTTTTCGGATACGTGCGAAATACACCTCTTTAGAACCAGCCGAACCGTACCTGCCTCGAAAATCTATTTTGCTCATACCGAAGTCATATCTTCCTTGAAGCCCGGTTGAAGCCAGGGATACAGCACATTGCCTGACGCATCAATAGGGTCCATTTGGTCACCCATTTCCGGGCCGACAAACTCCTCGGTTTCATACCCTTGTTCACGGTATTCCCTGACCGTACCCACCCAAGGGAAATCTGCATTTGGCTCAAACTGTCTCAAAGTGAAATCCACGATAATCGCATCCTCGGAATCCTTTGGGCCAATATGGGTAACGAAGTGTGTTCCACCCTCACCGCCGTAAGAAGGTTCATAAACTTCGCGAATAAAAACTTCGCCCTCTTTTGCGGCACCAGCAATAATGAGAAATGACCCAACATCAACCGATGCAACACCACAATTACCTGCCGCTACGACAGGATCGCCATAATCACCCAAAGTGACAGTTGCGCTTGTAGCCAGTTTTGCGCTTTCCTCGGAAACACCCTCTTCAATCAACGATCTAAAATGTGAACTATCCCCAGCGGCCCAGGGGGTTGACTTCAAGCCCATTGCCATCGGCAAAGCTTTGACAATCGCATCCTTGGTTGCCGAAGAACCTGTGGTTTCTTTCTTCTTGTGATTTTTCCAGCGTTGATTAGCGGCGTAACGCCCGGCGGCCGACCTATCCCCATCAAATGAAGCCTTCTCGATCAAAGCCCAAAACTCTGACTTTTCCAACGAATACAACACCTTCATTTGTGCCGCCGCCCTCTTACGGTTCGCATGACGGCCAACAACCTTCTTATCTCGGTTGCGGACAACCAACACCTGACCGCCCTCAGACTTCAAATGCCAAGGCATCAATCCACCTCATCTTCAGAAGTCAACGCATCCGCTTGATCGCCAACACCCACCAAAGCAATCAGATTCAACGTACAACGGCAAGAAGGATGAGCCGGGGGGCAAATCTCCCCATTAGTAAACACACTCAAAACAGGCACACGCGACCCAGCCAAATCCAAACAAATAGGACAAACATTGACCCCGCGCCAACCATCAGGCCCAATAACCCATTCCTTTTGCGCTGTAGCAAGATCCAAAAAGCCTTGATCAGCGGCCTGATACCACGACAACACCTGACCGATGTTCTGTGCAGCCAAAATCTCTGTTCGAGCGATATTGACAGCACGAGCGCGAATCAACTGATCTCGATACTTCAAAGCCAACTCCTGGGCTTGGATCATCGCATTCTCCAACCCGGCGATACGAGTCAATCGAGTGACCTCTTTGTTGTAGTAGTTGTTCACAGCTGTCTGCCAACGATCATGTAAGCCGATCACACGAGAGATATCCCTTGCAGCTCGCTGGATACCTCCACCACCCGTCAAAACCCTAGAAATAGCCCCACGAACAGCCTGGAGAGTGTCTGCCTGAATCTGCTTAATCATCGCCCCAGCACGTTGCTCGGCCCAACGAATAGCGCGAGGGTCCTTGTTATCAAATCGCATAACCCCCGCAACCCCGGAAGGAAGTCGAGTGATAGCGGCTCGAATCTCAGCCATCACCTGCTCCTCGGTAGCAAGACTTACCTCACCAAGCGACCGACGTAAATCCTCAATTGCTTGTGCAGCAAAGGTTTCCTGAAACAAACGAAGATCATCACCGCGCCCCTGGCGAATCAAACCTTCACGAACACGATCAACAGTCGCGCCCATACCGCCCATCGCATCCTGATAAAGACGCTGCAAAGCTTCGATATCGGCCTGCATAGCCGGGTCTATCGTGTCATCAAAAGCCTTAAAAACTGGCTCAAAGCCGGGAACATCCTCATCGCATAACTCGTGGTTTTGTCGAGCAACATGCTTCTGTACGAAAGGCATGGCTACTCCTCAGCGTCAGCGGTAGTTGCTCCTGTAGCTTCGGCTTGGCCGCCTTGCCCAACCTGATCAAACACATTGGTTTCAGGAGCTGGGGCTTCGGCTGGGGCTTGACCCGGCATTGGAGGCGCACCCTGCTCAGGTGGCATACCCATACCTGGCTGAGGAACACCCTCTTCTTCGCTTCGTTTCGGCAAGTTAGCCAAACCGCGTAGGAAGTTGTCCAACTCAAGATCAGGTTGCATAGCACCTGCGGCAGCCATCTTGGAGATGAAGTCGCCGAGAACACCAAGGTCAACATGGGTGATTTCACCTGGCTTGATCTTCGGCATACGAGTCGTATCCATACCGTTCAGCTTCATCAAACGAGGAATCGCATGTTGGTTAAAAGTGTCAGCAATCGAGTTAGCGATCTGCTGGATAGCCGACGTGAACAAGTCAATTTTGGAAGCACCCAAAGCAAATGAGCCAACCTTTTCATGGCCCAAAAGGATGAAGTCAGCCAAAATGATCATAGAAATACGTTGGTCATAGCGGGCAATAATCGCATCAGTATTGAAGTTGCGAGTTCCCCCGGAACTCAACAAAGTCAACTTGTACTGCTCACGACCCTGCTCGTCATAGGCAAGAGGGAACAAAATGCCCTCATTCTCGTTGCGCTTGATACCCCGGATCAGATCCTGCATCGCATTACGCGCCGAAACCTCAGCTGCGGTGGCGTTAGAAGACAGCAACGAAGGTGGCACATAAGCAACAGGCAAACCAGCCAAGTCACGCTCAATACCTACAGCCTCAATTTCCTCAATGGTTTTCTTAAAGAACCAAGGGCGATACGCATTACGAAGAATCGAGCGACCCTCCGGGTTGTTGCGCGGCGAAACAGTACGGAACAACAAAGCCTTCTCAATAGGGATAGAAACTACGCCCTTAGGAACAGAAGGATCTGACTGTCGCATGGCCATAATCGAGCCGTTCTCATCAAACTCCCAATCCCACAAAGTCTCCTGCGCGCGAAGAGGAATCTTCCTCCAGCCAACCTTGCCATCGTTGTATTTGGACTTGCGGCGACTGTCCTTCTGATCAGGACCCTGACGCTTCTTATAGACGATCTCACAATAAGCGAAACCGAACGGCAAAAACGACAGGATTTGCGACAACATGGCAGGCCAAGACTCGCTCATATCATCCATACATTCCTTGATGAAATCAGCCTGAGCTTGATCCTTGCGCTTTATTGAATCAGTTTTTTTCTCCGTAAACGGCTCAACATTCCATTCGATAGCCAGGATTAAACGCTCAATCGCATACAGCATTGCCCCAACAACAGGATCGTTGTCCGACATTTCGCGCCATACGCGCATACCCTGAACGCCACGTAAGTTCGTTATGAAGTCATCTATTACGAACCCTGAGGTGCGTTGAAGCCCGGTAGAACCTATTTCTTGGAAATCGGGTTGAGCTGCCATTTTCGCCATTCTAAAGTAAAGGACTGTTTAGAAGCCCTCTATAGGGTTTTAGTCTGCGTGATCTGAGTTTGTCATGTCTTCAATCAGAAAAGCGACAAGGCGTAAAGCCTGCAACTCCGTGAACCCTGATTGTGTCATCGTCATAAACATCTCATTCAAAGCAATTGATGCTTCTCTCAACGGCGAATCAGGTTGGTCAGAAAACGACATACCCCCACCATATAGGCAGGGGTATGCGCTCTCGGACAGAAACAGGGGGTTAGTTATCTGTCAAGAGTTCCTGACAAATTGAACAGGTAATAGTTTCATTGGCACATTTCGGGCAGTAAGCCTCGTTAGAAAACTTCCACCCGGATTTCCGTTTATCTGCTTTCAGGTCACTTGAATAAGCGAACTTATCCTGATCTACACGACCACAACCATCGCATACGACAGAGAACTCTCGGATAATCACAGTTCACCCACCAACATTTTATCCAATGAACAAAAACCACAAAAAGCAGTTTCCTCGTAAATCCAGCCTGTGTCAGAAATTGTCCAACCTCTCTTTGATTTATCTGCCTTGCAGTCTTGAGCGTTGGAATACAATTCTTTATCAATGCGACCACAATCATCGCATCTAATGAAAAAAATCATTTTTGATTCAATCATTCGTCATCATCCTCAGGTTTATCGCCACAAACAGGGTTGTTTATGTGCTGTGCCAATACTGGAATCAGACAACCACACTTTCGGTAATCCTCACCGAGCGCAATCATTGACTTCTGCCTTGAATGACAACAGACCAAAAATCGGTGGCATCCCAATCCAAAGCAGGATTATGGAAATCTGACCGTTCTCGAATAACGTCGGTTCTCCGTAAAGGCATGATTCCTACGCTGTCCTGAGACATGAACGGTTGACCCTTGATCCAAGCACGAGCAATTGACTCGCATTCAAATGGGCCGTAAAACCGATCTTTGCCTTGCGGCCCAACAAGTACAGCCAAACACCAACCGAACTCGGCGTTGTTTCCCATATCCGGGATCGCATCCTCAGACATTGGACACCAACTGCACTTCTGCTCGGCGAACATCCAAAATGTCCAAATATGCGCCTTGCTCTAACAGCCAGCCGACAATTCTTGCCGCCTCAGCCTCGGTAGTTGGATACTCACAATCGCTTCGTTTAGCAACCGTGACAGTAAATGAATACGCATCAGTCATTGTCTTTCTCCTTTTCTCGGTGTTGCATTGTTACGTGAAAGAACCACCACCAACGGAGGTTGTCCTTCCATTTTTTGAATGGGTTGAACTTACGCATCGGTTGGCTCATTAGCCGAGCAACTTCGCTGGCTTCAAACGGAAAGCATCACCCAAACGAACAAGCGTGTCCAACGAAGGCGAAAAATGACCACATTCGATACGGTTCACCGTCTTACGATCAATGCCAGCGATATCGGCCAAAGCCTGCTGACTCAATCCTTTCTTGGAGCGCAACCGAAAAATGACTTCTGCTAACGCATCACGCTGATCTTGGATTTGTTTATCTAACTTTGCTTGGGATGATAAATACATGATTTCTCCTCATCTGATTGGTTGTTGAATTGCTCCCCATATGGCAACAAGACGGTGAACTCTGTTTGTTCACCGTCAAGTTGACGCACATGGGCAGATTTGTTGTCTGCCATATTTCTCCTTTGACTAACTGGCTTTTGCGTTTATCCGACTGATCATTGCATCAGCAAAGATAAAGGTTTTCTTGGATTCTTGCTCAACTGCAAGGATCTTGTTTTTACCCCTTGAGCGAACACCTGCGAAAGCAAAGGTTTTGCCGTTGCTTTCAAACTTCGTGCCAATTGGGGCTGTGAGTTCAACTCGGTCTTCCCATCTTGCGCCATCAGCCCAAGCAGTATGACCGAAACGGTTGTAGTAGATCACATCAGGGCTTGCCAAGTTGATTCCATCCTCAGAGATCATTTGGGCTTCAGCCACGATTTTGAACTCGTAGTTGTCGCCATACTTTGAGGCTGTTTTGGTGACCTTCAGGTTGTGCTTGGCAAAAATGTCCATGATCGCCGCGTTGATTTCACGCGACACCTCGGTGCATTTGTCCTTGCTCACCATATTTTCGTTCATTGTTGATGTTGTCATTACTTGCTCCTGTTCTGTCAAGCTCCCTGCCTGACAAGATCAGTATAGGGGCAGACTAGCCCCTCTGTCAAGTACCTGAAATGGCTAAATCAGGATTTCTTTTTGTTCTCATTCCGGGCAGAGATCGCCTTGGCTTTTCTACGTGCGTCAGCCTTAGAACTAGCCCCCCAAGCCTGCAAACTCAACAACAGCCGGGTAGGTTCACCATTCGCATCACGCTCAGGGCCAGGGGAATTGCCCATTCGAGCAAGAAACGAAGCCCTACGAGGATTATCGCCAGCCTTCACAGGTGGTCTTAAAGTGCCGCCAGTTTCACGCTTATATGAGGCTCGACCCTTCGCATTCAGGCCGCCCTTAGGGTTTTTGCCTTCTTCTCGTTGCCATGCAGGAGACTCAGCCTTCTCAATCTTATATTTGCCACCACGACTTTTGTATTCCCGGACAAGCCAAGCATTCGCATACGCCGAAGGGTAAACCTCAAACTTCTTTTTTGCTTCTGCCTTCACACGCGCATACAACTCTTTATCGGTAGGCACATTTTTGGCTTTTTCCAAAGACTCAATAGCTTCAACAAGTCCAGTCTTTTTACGCTTTTTCTTACGTTGGGGCGATGTGGACTCATTGCCCATAATTGTGTCCACATGGACAGCAGACGAAGTAGGGCTTTCCTTCGCTACGGCCACACGCATCCGAACAATCTCGCGATTATTCATTACGACCATGCAACATATGGATCAACATTGAACTTTTCGGCCGCAGCTTTTGCTTTCAATCGAGTTTGAAACTTCGTAACAGTCCGACCCTCTAAACCTTCATCGTATTCATTGCCATCCTCATCGGCCACAGATTCAACTAGTTGCGACTCCCAGCCCCGGCGACCCATTTTCTCAATATGAACATCGGTACTTGCCGTTGTGTGGATAGCAACACGGTAAAGAGGCTTGCCAGGATAGTCAATAGGTGGTTCATACCCCTGAACCTCATCATTGATCTGTCGTATCATGTCCTCAGGTGTCTGAACTCTTGGCAAAACACGGATAACAGATTCATTAGGACTCCACTTAGGTTTGATACTTAAACTTGCACCCGTCTGTGGTGTTCCATCGCTGTTTTTGATGTTTGTTTCAGCAACACGAAACGAGGTTTCATGGGATGGCATATCAATTGTGTAATAGCCTTCCTGTCCGGGTGTGGGTTTTACCGAAACTTTGCGACCATTGCCTAAATCCAAATAGCCCTGATCAATTATCTTCCCAAATTGGGGGTCAATTCGATACTTGCCGCTTTCAGACAATCGCTCTTTAGCTTGGGCAGTTCTCTTTCCCTGACCTTTCCAGCGTTGATTGGCGGCATAGCGACCTGCTTCAGACCGAGAAGAAAACTCAGCCTTAGCCAATGCTGTACGCATCCGAACAATCTCACGATTATTCATTGGTTGAATACTGATCCGTGATCATTGCATACTCATCCCAAAAAATAGAAGAGTTATCATCCCAATACTCATCCAATTCAGAAGGGCTGTTATCTCTGGTGCCCTTCAAAGCATGGGCGCGAGCCTTCGCATAGCCCTTATCGGTCATTTGGCTTGATGGGCGATCATACGGCCCTTTCAAACGACCCGGTTCGTCATAATAGTTAGCTGCTTTGCGATCAATAAAAGCGGCAATCACATCCTCCCGAAAACCGCCCTGAGGCAACTCCTCAAAAGGGATGTATTCATTATCGTTCTGATAACGGCTATTCAAATCGTCAAGGCTCTCGCCATTGTCGTTCACATTGTTGTCAGTAATGTCTCGAAGACGATCAACAAGAGCAGGGGCCTTGCCTTTAGGTTCTGACGAAGCCGAAGAACCTCCACCACCCAACGCATCATCCAAATATAAGGCGAACTCGTTAGACATCTCCTGATTTGACATCTCCGACGTATCACCAAAAGCATTGTTATCCAACAAATGTTGCGTCAACTTTTTGGCATCAGCAGCACTAAGCTGCGGCATCGCATCCCTCACCATTTTGTAATCCTGGGGTGAAAAATCGTATTTTTGTTTCGGTGTTTTACTGCCAGCACTTGCTGTCGGCGTTTTTGCACCCTGACCCTTCCAGCGCATATTTGCTGCATACCTACCAGCCTCGCTCCGGGAAGCGAACTGTGCTTTGCCCATAACTTTAGGGCCGCCACTCTTCCTTTTTGCTTGCAACTCCTTCTCTTTAGACCTTCGATACGCGCGCGAATACCTACGGCCACCCTCATCTTCAAACAAATCTGCTTGAGAATTATCTTTCTTCGGTTTAGCAGAAGCCTTACGCATCTCCGTCTTAATACGGACAACAGTAGAAGCGATCTCTTTCACCAAATCAGACATTCCGACAACATACCAACAACACCATCACCCCACTACATAACCACCCTTATTCGGCGAAGCCGAAAAAACTTTTTACACAAAAAAACGGCGGGAACACAAACAAGCCCCCACCCTACATAGACCAAACGTTCCTTTGAACAATCGCAATAGGAGCAACCAACGGAACCTCCCTACGCCGATCAGGTTCATACAACGCCAACAACACAGCCTCAGCCCGGTCAGGAGAAACACCACCACGCTTCCTCAACACAGCCTTAGAAACAACCTGAATACGACCACTCGAATCCGAAACAAAATCAGGCGAACCCAACTGAGCCACAACACGCCTATCAACATCCAAACGCACCACCTGAAAACCATCCTGATCAGGCTGCAACAACTGGCGACCATTCCACCACATCTCAGCCCTCTGATTCTTAAACTTCCCAGGATCCAAAGCTCGCTCCGCAACATTCACACCAACAATTTTCGCGTTATGCAAACCATCACGACCCCACATCTCCAACAACCCCACTACACCCCAACCCAAACCAATCGCATCAACTTTCACGGTAACGATGTGTGGTGACCCCCCCACTCCGGGTGGTCGCGCAGGCCCCCCACCCCCTCGGAAACCCATATGGGATAAGGGTTTTAGAGCCTCTTTTTCGTTTTTTGTGTTTTCGACTGTTTTTTGGTCATTTGAGGCATATTCTATAAGGGTTTCCGAGGCGAACGTGTGTTCGTTTTTGGTTTGCCCATAATACCCCTTATGTAAAGCTAAGTTACCGTCTAGTATGTCAGGAAACCCTTTGTTTGTAAGGGTTTGGGCATCATATTCGGCTTGTTGGATGTGTCGAAGGCACACGTTGGCTACATCTACAGCGTTTGCGTTCTCTGATCCACTACTTGTGTGGATGATTTGGACTGTCCAGCCATCGGCTCTAGCGATCACGAACTCGTCACCACCATCGGCTGCTATGTCTATTCCGAGTCTTATGTGGTGTCCGGGGGCAGGGTTTTGGTTGTTTGTTGCGTCTTCTATCCATGTTGAAGGAATGACACGGTTTCCTGTGACTTTAGGGAACTCTGCGTGAACGCGAGCTTTAACGAAGGCTGAGGTTTCGCCTAGTTCGCTAATAACGTCATTCACCCATGTTTCATCTACTAGATGGTCTGCTAGGGAGTGTGTACCTACTGAGGGTGGGCATGTTTTGCAGTTGCCTACATTTTCCCCTGTGAAGTTCGGTGTATCAAAAGCCGATATAGGGATCGTGTTATATAAAGGGCTATTACAGGCTCTTTCAAACCAACTATTTTCGTTATCTGTAGGGGGGTTTCCTAAAAGAAGTAATTTAGTGTTTCCTCCTGTCATAAGGGCTTCTAGGGCTGTTCCTATGGTGTCCTGCACACCACCTGCCTCATCGACCACTACTAGAAGGTTCGGTGCATGGATACCTTGTAGGGCTGTTTCGTTGTACTGTGCTGGGGCGAAACCGAAAGCTGCTTGAATACCGTCTATTTTCCATTCCACAGTAAGGGCTTCCCCGTCAAGGTTGTGTACTGCATGGAGTTTCCGTATATGGGACCACAAAATGTTTCGCACTTGTCGAAACGACGTTGCTGTAGTGACCACCTGAGAAGTGCCTTTAGGTTGGCTCATTACCCACCAAGCAACCATGCGAGCTGCAAGATGGCTTTTTCCCGGTGCGTGGCAAGCTGGTACGGCCGTTCTTTTGTTATCCCTTACAGATTCAAGGATTTCGCGTTGTTTAGACCAAATCTGCTCTCCGAGGCCGCGTTCGATAAAGCCAACCGGGTCATTCGCATACTGGCTCCAAGGGTTATCATTCAGTTGCTGCAAAACCTGTAAAACGGTCTGTTTTTCTTTACTGGTAAGGGTTGCAAGCCAAATCTTGCGTTCTGCGGGCTTCGCATCCTTCAGGAACTCGACAAGATCCTGGCTGGTTCGACCTTTAGGGCTTATCGAGGAGGTTAGCAATTCGGTTCTCCAATTCATCGACCGATACTTCTAATCGCACAGCACCCGATTCAGCCCCGGTGAGTTCAACACGATTCTGTTTCCCATATTTTGCTTGCTGAGTGCGCTCTAAATACCATGATGCAGCTTGCCATGAGCCGTCACTAGCGGCCCTCTGAATGACCATAACCATTCTTGCCTCTGCTTCAGCCTTCGCACCAAGGACTGCCTCTCTAAACTCCTTATATGGGGAGCGAGCCTTCTCCCCTTCACCCTTACTCATCCAGGTGTAAAAGGTTGAAATACCAACGTTTGCTACAGTCGCTGCTGTTTCTGCATAGTTGCCAGCGCGAACAAGATCAACAATCTTGTCAGCTTTGTCTTTCGTAAGTTTTGTTGGTCGAGCCATGATTGAACGAGAATAGACGATGATTGTTAACCCGGCAACCAGTAAAACTGAAACATTTTTCGCCGACCCTCGCCGCGCTCGGAGACGCGGTTTTTGGGTGTTTTGTGTGTGTATGTGTGGTGTATGTAGGGGGGTTTAGTTGTTGGTGGATAAGGGTTTGGTGGTGTTGGGTGTGAAATCTATGAGATGTGTGTACTTGTTTTGTGGTGTGTTGTTTTGGTGTTTGTTTTGACGAAACCATCGTATTCCGTGTGTGATGTTGACTGTTCCGTAGGCTATTGCAGCAAAAATAAAGCCATATTGTTTGGTGGTGTATCCGTAGGCAATCCATAAGAGTTCGTTGGTGAAAGCCATGAACCATCCATACCATTTCTTCTGTCCAATAGTGAAGAGTGCTATGACACCAAGCGTTCCAAGGATGTATGACCACATAAGGTTGTTTACTCTACACCTAGAGGGTTTTGGCACTAGGCCCTGAAACGGCTTCCCCCGCCACAAAAATTAGGGGCGTTCCTCAACCTTGTAGTTGTAACTGTTGGAATCCTCGGTATGCCATTTTGAGGTGTTCTCGACACCAAACTTGTGTGTATTGATCTGTCTATCAATGAGCTTGTGACCTATTTTGGTGGTGAACGAAGGGTCAAATACGGTGATTCTGTTGTTGGGTTGGATCGCATAGTTGCCGTCATCACGTTGGATGACATGACCACATTTGTGTTGTCCAGGGTTCTCGCTGTAACCGAAGTTCAGGTAGTTCGTTTCCGGGGAGTGCCAATCTAAAGTAAACAGGTAGTTACCTACAATTGGTTCGTTATATCGGTTCAGGTATCGCATCTTCATGTCGGTCAACTGGCTGAATATGGTGACTGTGAGATTGGGTGAAAACGAGTTCCATAACACCAAATCGTAGATATTGGCTTCCGGGGTGTTCTCAGCTGCACAGAAAGCGTTTATTGGCATCCTCCACCAAATACCACCATCTTCCATCAGGAAGTGAAAAACAGGGGCGCGATCAGGGATACTGGCTACCCCAAATATGACACAAGGGAAGTATTTGTCAAATGAGTCCTGCTGATTGCGTAAAAAGTTCCCCCGCACAAAACACTCGATAGGGGGGATGTTCGCATTCAGTTCAGGCACTAGGGTTCTCCAGTTCTCGGATACGAAGTATGTATCAAGACTGAGACAATAATCGGGTTTTAGTGTCCTCAAACCACGCTGGGTTCACGGTCGCCATGTAAGCCAGGCTAGATAGCGAGATGTCAGACTTGTCAAAAGTGACAATTTTGGTGAAATCTAATTTCAGGCCGTTGTAAGCAATCGCATCCAACACGTCGGCTGGAGAAAGGTATGCTTCGCCTTCCAAAATGTCGTTTAGGAAGTCACAAACCTGTTCAACCATTTTGATTTGGGTTTCAACTACCTCGATTAGTGGATTCTTTTTCATTTTGATATCTCCTCGTTTATTTTGGCGATTGTCACATTGATGTTGTTCATTTATCTAACCTGGGCTTGATGAGATCCTCCAAGGCTTCAATGATGTTGGCTATGCGTAATTCGAGCGTTTGAATCCTTTTCTCTATCGCATCCAACTGAAGTGCCGGGTTTGGAAAAAATATCTTCCGCGCATCCTCACTCATTGACTCAATATACATTTCCTCTTCCATGATTGTCCTCTCTAGGTGTATTTTCTCTTTCATATTAAATATCAAACCAATCAGTCCATATTTCACTTGGGTGTAAACCCATCCTTATCGCATACCTGTCTGCGGCCCATTCATTGATTTTGGTGTCATTCTGCATCCATTTGTAAACGGTGTAACGACAGGTATTCAAACTTTCAGCCATTGTCGTCACCTCTGTTTCCGGGTCAAAAAATGTGAGCAATTCTTTTGCAAAAAAGAACTTAATCTGTCTCTTTTTCCGTGTCTTGATCATCTTCCACCTTTTGTTCTTCCCATTCACAATACGAACAAATACCGTCTTCGTTTTTCTGATTCATACAAGTACACCGAGCATGAGGGTTTTCCTCCCTGGCGGTGTAACGCACATAGGCGTACTCCTCTTCTGACATATCCTCCACACTTCTCCCTATTCTCATGCTTTCCCCTTTGTTATTGTCCAGTTGATGCTGGAATCTTCACCTTTTTGTTGATTTCCTTTGATAAAGCTGCAATTGTTTTCATCAGTCGTTCCTCATCCCCTCGACCAACGTAAACCCTGCTTAAAAATGATAGAGCGTTCTGTAAGTCATTCAAAGTCATAAAAAACCTCTCTAGGTCATGTTGGGGGAGATGACACTACCTTCTTTCTTTTTCCTCTCGGTTTCAACGATGGTAACGAAGGACTAATCCACTCTTCACCCCAAATAAGTACCGGGTGCAAACCTAAACGTATCGCATAACGGTCAGCTGCGGTGAAATGGATGTTTCTTTCGTTATTGAGATATTTATACACAGTTGGCACAGAACAACCTAAAAGTTCTGCTATTACCTGTGGATCAGGATTGTATTTCCATCGTTCCATCAACGGTTTCGGTGAAAGAAAAACTGAGAACTCTGAAACCCTTTTAGTCATTGGCTTTCGTTGGCCGATAAAGAGCAACTCGAACTTGTTTTGAACCCTCAAATGGTTCAAGCCTCCATTCAGTCCTTTTTAACGGCTTTCCTTTCTCATCAACTTCTTGAATGTAATGCTCATACATCCATGTCATAACGCGCTTCATGCGTCTAAGTGATTGACATGGTGCGGTACAGGATCAGTTTCCCCCGGCGCAGCCGACTCGTATCGGACAAGTAAATCTTCAGCCATTTCTAACTCTTGTTCCACAGCCTTACGAAGCGAACGTTCCTGTTCCAATTCGGCAACCAGGTTCGCATACCTGTCAGCCAGCAGCTCATACTGTTTCAATAGGACTTGGGGGAGCGTGGATGTGGCGACTGACATAATGGGTCAAGAGTAGATCACCCTTTAGTGAAGGTCAAGCATCCTCAATCTCGGTACAGATATTCGTACAGTTTGATCGCCGACTTGTCGAGGTGTAGTTCTGACACCGAAGTTGTGTAGCCAAGCCCGGAACAGAACACTTCCCACCAATGCCATCGCATACGGCCAAACAAGGCTTGAGGGATGCCCATTGACTCATACCATGCTGAGGGCAGTCCAGCAGCTTTTAACAGCCCTTTTGGTACAGGCCCAAGAGTGACCGAAATATGGGTCAGCACTACAGGAACATGAGGGGCGCGTTGTGCTGCAATAGTCAACTGCTCCCAAGGGCAACCGAACGCATCAAGGTCAATGATGTCAAACACCGTCAAATCCATCCCCTTCATGGCTTTACGGTTGTCACCCATAATCACGTTGGGGTTCACATATTTGCGTTTCTCAATACCGACCGTTGTTACTTGCAGTTCCGGGCGTTGCCGTTGAATCTCTTTCCACACCAGCCCCTGACCAGCGAACGCATCAAGCACATGGATTTTGTCCTTGCCGATCTTGTCTATCAGTTCCAGGCGTAAACGAACCTTCGTGCGTAAATGGCTGTTTTCGGTGAAAACCTGTCGCATTAGTTGTTTGCTGTGACTATCTCGACACCATCAACACCCTTACAAGCCTTCTCAATGGCCGCAGTAATCATCCCTTGCTGAGAAGTAGGGGCTTTAACCAGCCAATAGCAGTATTGGAAAGGATCAAGGTTTCGTTTCCTTTTGTCGTTAGGCGAGTCCGTCACATCAGCAATGAGTTTGTCAAGGTCGTTCGCATCAAAGCCTGTTCCCGCCAAAGTGTCATCAGAAATCACATCCCGGAGCAACCGAGTCAACTCATCGCTGTCATACACAGCAAAATCAGACGTGCGATTGTCTGCCAACAAAATCTTTTTCGCTTGCAAATCATCAACATCCACGACCATTGCCGGGATCGTTTCCATTCCACATTGCTTGGCCGCTTGCCAACGATGGTTGCCAGCCAAAATCAGCATCGTGGACTTCTGAACAACTATTGAACCGTAAAAGCCGTTTGCCTTAATAGATTCAACGATCTTGGCGACATTGCCCTTACGAGGGTTCGCTGGGTGAGGCTTAACGCTGTTGATGGGTAGATCCATCGCATTCGGTGTCTGTTCCACAGTTGCTCCTTAGTTGGTGGCTCCCTATGGGCGCGGAAAGGAGAAAACGCAACCCACAGGGAGAGGGAGTCCACCTGCCATATGACGATCAGGAGTGTATCAGAGAGCCGTATCGTGCGTAAGTGTCATCCAGGTTATTAGAAATATATATAATCTCTTGATTTTTCACTACAGCCCACTCAACTCCGTGCCAAGTTTTTTCTGTTTCGCGTTGCCAAATCTGATGGTTGCCTTCACCGTCAATCACAACCCAAGGGTTCTCGCCGGGTGTAACCATCTCTACCATTGGGCGAGAAAGTTTGCGCCTTCGATGTTTTCCTGATCGTTCGGCTTCGGTCAATCCACCCCAAATACCTTCTTCGCCTTCACCAGCTGCGAGACAAGGTTCAATAACCGAACAGCCTTCGCATATGGCTTTTGCTTGCAGTTCCCGGATCTTGCGCTCTATGTGCTTTTCGTCTTCTGAAGGGAAAAAGACCTGCGTATCCTTACCTCGGCAAGCAGCATTTTCCATCCATCGCATCCAGCGAACTCTAGTTCACGATGTAAAGGCTATGGGATTAGAGTTTGTAAGCCCTGTCCATACGATCAACGAAAGACAGGTGACGGTAGGGAGCAGGTGTTTCCAACTCCCAATCATCCTCAGGCTCTTGCTCAAGTATGAGCATCCTTTTCTCAACGATCTCACCTTTGACAACCTTGAGATACATTCCCTCAGGAACTTCCCACACCTGAACCAAATCAACGTTTGCTTGATGGCAAGCAGTTTCCAAGATTTGTTTTGTTGAAGCGAACACCAACGATTTGTTTTTGGTATGGCCGATCCACAATGGTGAACCATCCAAACGAGCGAGGTGCATGGTTTTGGCATCGTTGGCTTCATACCAGCCGATTGCAGCCCTACCCCACAGTTCGCCTAAACGGTTGAGGTCATCAATGTTGGCGAGCAGTTGGAAGATGGCTTCTGAGTCCACTTGACCAATTCGTTCAACTCCGAGTGTCTCGAATACCTCATCATCGTTGCCGATGTGACCGTTGTGAACACCAATGATTCCTGGAACAACAATTGGATGATTGTTGGCAGGGTTATCTTTAGAGCCTTGGGTCGCATAACGAGCGTGTAGCAACGCTGTACGAGTGTGCTTAGGGATGAGGTCAATGTTGCGATCAACGAAAATGTCTGCGTTGACTGGTTCTTTGACATAGTAAAGGTCTAAACCTATTTCAGTATTTTCTGACCAAACAGCCCCGGTAGCGTCACGACCTCGGCTTTGGATTTGGCGTAACAGTTTGTCTGACAACAACCGTGTCTGAATGACTCGGTGATCTTTGTCGCTGATGCTGAAACCTGCGATACCACACATTGTTAGTGACCTCCTCTGAGGGTTGTTGCCCTCGCCTTTAGATATTGTGCGTCTGCATCGGTGAACAAGTTTTGTTTGTCTGCCAATGGCTTTACAAGAGTGTTCAAAACACCGAATACTTCGCCAGTTTCGTTGACCAATTCTTGTTCGGCTGCTGTGAAGTCCACGAATGCAATCAGGAACTTGACCCAAGCAGTAATTTTCTTGGAGTTCAATGAACCTTGGTGTAGTCGCACTTCATATGTGCCGTATTTGTTGAACGGTGTGATGTTGAGCGATGAAGTCCTGTTGACCTGATACTTGTCAGGATCTTGCCCTGCCAAAATCATGTTCTGCCAACGAGTGACCTCGCGAGGAGCGACTGTGGAACAGTAGGTGTTGCCCCACCTGCTCTGAGCAACGAACTGTTGGATCATGGTTTCATTTTGATACCAACGACCAACCAATTCGGCTCGTTGTTCTTTGGTCATGTCTCGAACACCGAGGTGAACGTGTAAACCACAACTGCGACTTACACCACCACCAGCATCCTTGATTGCTTTCATCACCTTTTTGATTTGAACGAAACCATCCTCACCTTGAAGTATTGGTGAGATGACTTCGCCACCTGAATACACCGAGCCGTCACGCTCAACTTTCCATTCCGTGTAACCATTCACACGAGCCGAGCAGACTTCGCACACCGTTCCGTGATATGGAAGAACATGAATGTGTGCAACGCCAAGAGCCTGAGCAACTTGATCGGCCACAACTCTGCGATCCATATTCACATATTCAATTTCAACACCATAAGTACGCATTGCAAGAACTTGGACTTGTGGAAGTCGTTGGTTCAAAATCCGTTGAACTGCGCTCGGTGGATTGAACCTTTGTTGCGCGGCCAAACGACCTGCCTGTGATCGGCGAGGGTTTGGTGCTGTCAACGGTGGAAGGTTGTTTACTCTCGCATGGCGAGAAGCAGACAGCCGGGCTGTTGACTCGTTGTTGAAGTTGAGTAGTTGGACAATGAATGCCCAAGACTCATTTTGGTTCACTCTGAGGTGATAAGCCTCTCGGTCACGATCCACTTGTGTAAGTGGCATTACTGGTGAGATTGTCGGCATCTCTTTCCTTTCCGTAGAACTCCCTGTCCTACATAGATCAGTATAGGGGCGAAACTATCCCTAAGTCAAGTCAGCCATTTCCGTATGAAAAATCTTGCCTTCCTCAACCAGCCTTCTGAACGACCTTGGAGCGACCTTGTAATAGAGGGAAAGCGACCAAGCCCTCGCATCAGGTTCTACGTCGGTTTCCAGGTTTGAGAAGCCTTTGGCTTTGTTGTGCCGTTGTAGGGCATGACGGAACTCGTGGATCACGGTCACGACCGAAGGTTTGCTCATATGGATTGTGTTGCCTGCTGAACGGTAAAAACCCGATCCAGCTGCGCTGTCATCAATGATTACAGGCATAGGAATACCATACGCATTGGAGGCTTTTTGCACCCATTCCTGCATTTTGATCCATTTCCGGGAATCATTACAAATTGACCAATCTTTGAGCATTACTTTGGTCATCGCCAATGTTTCAGGTTTGAAGTTTTGGAACTTTCGGTGGTACTGCATTAGTGATCGTCACAGTTGCAGTCAGGTTCACAGTCATTTTGCAGGAACTCTTCTAGTACGGACATTAAAAGCATTTGTTGTTCTTGTTCTTCTTCTGTCATTTTTATGCTCCAATCACTCTTGATTTGATTATTACACCTTCGTGCATGACAAGGTTGGCGTAATAGGTTTTCTTGCCATTTGGCCGCTTTACAGAAGCAGAATGAGTCCAACCATTTTGTTCCCCAAAAAACCCGGCAGGAACTAATTGAATCAACTCCCAATCTTGACCGTCTTCGTTAAACATTATTTCCCCTTATCCGTCAGACTCCCTGCCTGACAAGACGAGTATAGGGGCGAAACTATCCCTAAGTCAAATACCTATATTTGCGCTCGAACATTGGCGTTCAGGGTTCTCAACGCATCCACCGATGTGCGAAGCGACAACAATTTCTCTCGTTTCGCCTTGACCAAAGCCTCGGCGATTTTGAACTGGTACAGGTTGTCAGACATCGCCAAATCTGCGACTGCTTCCCGATTGCGAATAGATCCGTCAGCCGACAAATATGCTTTCGCCCACATTGCTTTGTGTGTCGCTTCGGTTTCGGCTGCTCTTTGAGCAAGAACTTCAAACTCTTCGGTATCTGATTCCAAGTTGGAAAGAAGACGCATGATCTCTTCCTCTATCTGTCCTTGAGTGATCGGGCCGTTTCTCATTCTTCCGGGTGCTTCCGTAAATCGGCGAACAAAGCTTGATCAGTTACGCCACAAGCATCGGCGATCTGACGATAAGGAACTCGTTTCTCGCGCAAACGGCGAACCACCTTGCGACGTTGTTTACCTAAGCGAACAACTGACTGCTGGTGTTCTCGCATCATCTGTGTCAGCAAACGACATTTCTCTAAATCGTCTTTCTCGCTGTCATGCTGTATAGCGTCATCTGTGATGACAATTTGTGGTTCCATAACCCCTCCGACCGTGTTGGGCAGATTATAGGGGGGTAGTGTTACGCCTCTAGCGACCTCAAATGTTCTTCGCCTTTTGTAGTCATTTTGCAGATCATTTGTAGTTCCTTTGCAGATGACCTAGCAAAATCCCCGGTAGGCACTATAAAGCCCATCGTGCGTAATTCTGAACAGCGTTTCCAGTAGCAACATTTAGGTTTGAAGGCCAAGCCTGTAATCACTCCTGCTTCCTCATCGGTCAGCCCTCGACCACCACGATATGCCTTCAACAAAACTGTCTGTTGAGATGGCGCACGTTTAGATGCTCCCTTGGCTGCTTTCTTGCTTGTCGCCGGGTCACTATTCCTAAACATCGGAATGATTATGGCTTCGGTTACTTCTTCTTTGTAGCCCCCCAATCCGTAAGATGGGTGGAACATTTGATTTTCTTTATCCTTCATAAAAAAGTTCTCCTTCAACTTTGATGATGATTTTGTTTTCCTTTTGTCTTGATGGCGCATGAAACGAGATCGTTGTTACATGATCTCCTGTGTCATCAGGAAACAAATTAGCATCAACCATCCCGTCAATCGCTGCTTTTACTGCTGGCATACAAGCTGCGGTGTCCTGTAATCGCCCCTTTAATTCGAGGGTGACTTCAACGGTCGCATCCGTCAATGGGCAACTAGGGCTGAGGGCGGCGAAATGCTCTCGCCACATTTTCGTGTTCTTGGCTCGTTCCCAACGGTTGCCAGCCCTTTCAGCGTTCACAGTCCAGGGTCGCATCCACACCTCAAAGGTATAGACCTGTCTGTAGTTGTGCATTGAATGGGTTACAACTGATTCCATATCTAAAGACTACTTTTCAGGTTTGCGTAGCAAGCCTTTACTCACAGCCTCAGCCGGGTTCGCATGAACATACTGATGGCAAGCAGTACACAACGCCAACAGGTTTGAAGGATCATGGCCGCCACCTTGGGAACGCCGTAAAACATGATGCACGGCTTCAGCCTGACCAGTACAAACTTTCAGCCGGGCTTCGCATACCCCTTGACATCTTTCGGCAACAACCTTGCGCGACTTCACCAAAGCCCCATCAGTTTTCACACGTCGCTTTATCGGTTTGCGTTTGATCGGCTTATTTGACCTCTTCAGAGGTGTGCGCTTGAGAGGCTTTTTAGGCTTCAAGTTCGAGCATGGCTTTCCCCTGCTCCAACGCATCGTTCGCCTGAGACACAAGTTCCTTCAAAGCTTCCCTGTCTAACGACTTCGCCATGCTGTCATACATCCTCAAAAAGTTTGAGCGCAAAACATCCACATTCTCCGACATACAGATGTCACGCCAACCAATAGCCTTCACCACAGCCGTTGTAGTCGCATGAGAGAACTCAGGAACGCCTCTCTGCCCCACTTCCCCAACCTGCCTCAAAACCTCCTGCCAAGCCACACCTGGCGTTGGAGAAACCGCCCCTGACATACGGCCAACAGCATTCAACACCTGTGCCGGGGAAGGAAAGAACTCGCATTCACGAACCAACTCTTTTGCCGCCGACATCACATCCGAGGCTGGCAAACCGCTCAGAACGTCGTGGAAAACTATCGCCGTCTGCTTCGTGACCTTTGCCTGAGGAAAAGCCGCAGCCATATAACCCAAAACTTCTGCTGTTTCATGTTTGTTCACGACTCCTCCAAGAAATCTCGAATACCATCAAATCCTCGTGGCTCATTCTGCTGTTGTTCCCTTTGTGCCTGCAAACGCATCGTGTCATACTTTTCTCTAAGTTTCGCCGGGGAGAGAATGTTTGCTTTCCAAAAAGGGTTTGCTTGCGACCATCGAATACAAGCTTCCACCTGCTCTGCTGTACGGCCATCTAGTCGCATTAGGCGATCCATGTCGGCAATCCACTTCTCTGTGATCTTCGGGTGCTTACTTCCGTTATCAAAAATCAACCCTCCTAGCAAACGACAAAGCCGTGAGGCTTCAGAGGTGTTTAATAAGTACGGTTCTTGTATGGTTATGTATGGTTTGGGTGCATCTCCTGCACCCCGTTCTGTCGTCATATGCACCCCGTTCGGTATGAGATGCACCCCGTTCATGTCGTCAGATGCACCCCGTTCAACAACGACCTGCTCCTCCTGCACCTCGTTACGAAGCCCCAAAGCCAAGTTCCAACCCTGAGGTCGGCGATCATGTCGAGGAATATAAGCTGCAACAATCCGAGGATCGCATCGGCTGATCACCCCTAACTCCTCCAACTCATCCAACTTCAACCTGATAGCGCGTTCAGACAGCAACGTGTAACGCTGGATCGTGGCAACAGAGGGAAAAGCGGCCGTGCCATCAGGGTGAGCATGATTAGCCAACGCCAATAGCACAAGTTTTTGGGTAGGAGACTGACATGGGGCATGATTCAATGCCCAAGAAAACGCCTCAACACTCACGCATACCCCTATTCAAAGACTTAAAAACTTAGTGCGAAATCTAGTGCGAAATAGAGAGCCAGGGCTGGCGAATCCGACAAACGCCAACCCCGGCTCATTTACTGCGAATTACCTTCCGATCAAAAAGGCTCTTCGTCAGCAAAAATCTCAGCGACAGGCTGTGGGTTCATCAACGCATCAATGACCTGTGAAGCCTCTCGACTGTTCATATCTTTTGCTGATCCTATATCACGACCAACAACCCTTGAAGCGAACCCTGGAACATCAGGAATGGCGTTATCTTTCGCCAACTTGTTGATCAAGAACACCTGCTTTTCGGAAACAGGGTTACCTGCTGATGCTTGCTTGGCCGCAGGGCGCGCGACAGACGCATTAGAAGCCTGCTGAGGCTGGGCAGGAACATTTACTGCTGTTGCTCCCGGAAACGACTTAGTGATCGTCTGAACGCTCACACCGCCACCACCGTTGTCCTGCTTAGACCACAAATTGAGTGCAATTCCGTAACGCATAGAACCGTTCCTCAACAGGTCACCGATCAATTCCTTCTCGTAGTCACCCTTGTCTGCCCTTGCTGAACCAACACAAATCATTGGCTTGCCCAACAAAGTCATTTTGCCCCACATGGTTGCCATACCGTTTTCAATGTGAATGGCAGGCCGCCCATTGATCCACTCAATCGGTTCCCACGACCATCCAGCATCAATTGTGATGAGAATGCGTGTAATTTCCGAGTGTGAAACGTAACTGAGATTAACTCCGTTACGAGGGATCGTTCCCACGATCTTTGGATCAGGTGACGCGTACTCTTCAAGTACGGCCAACAGCAATTGATTATTTAGTTCTTCACTCACTTTTTCCTCCGTTCATCATTCGCATTGTGCGAAATGGGTTTCCTTGTTTCATGTATTCCTTTACTAGATCAGGATGAGCCTCTTTTAAGGCTTTCGTATCCAAACTTTCACGACCAGCAGTTTGTTTCCAGGAAACTACAGGGCGACCATTCAAGATACCAACCTCGTTATCCATTAACAGTCGAGCCAACGCATCCTTCGCCTGCTTTTCTTGAGCCTCACCTTGAGCCTTCATCTCACGCCCAATTTCAAGCAACTGAATAAAAGTTTCAGCCTCCGGGGGCAACTCAATTGATGTTTTGGCGACCGGGAACATTGAAGCAATGTCATCAGCACTCAAATCCTGAATCAAATCATCAGACAACGGCTCTTTATCGTCAATCATTTTGCCGATACGTTCTGCCTCAGCATCAATCGCATCAGCCAAAGCGTTGTCAAACGGCATCTCAATGATTGAAAAGTTTTGTCGCTTGTCAAACACACCGAAAAACACAGGACAGCCAACGATCTTGGACTGCATATGACCTTGAGCAACCCACTCCTGAGGCAAATCAGAAGCCGAATTGACCGTGTACTTGCCTGTCACCTTGATTTCGCCAATGAACTCAGGTGTTTCCACCGAAGCAGCTGGAACAGCGTCAAGCGAACCAACCCATCGACCACCTGTATAAACGATGTCCGGGGTCACCATTGGAGTGCCAAGCCTCAAGCCCATTTCCTCAACAAGCAAAGGTTCCATGATGTTGCCCTTACGCATCGCCCAACTTTCCTCCACCACCACAGGCGAAGTCAGTTTCTCCATATACAACTGTGCGCGACTCTTGTAAGGGCTAACCCCCATCAAAGCGGCCGAATCAGAGTAACCAAAAACGGTTTCCCCATTTTCCCCTCGGAATCTATCCCAAAGCCATTCTGCTGAACCATGTTTGTGTTTTAGTTTTGTTTTCATATCTCCCTATTCTCCTCTAGGGGTGTAACAGAGTTAAAGCTGCTCCACCTGCCATATTTGTTTTGCTACCCACCTTGCTACCGGGGTAGCAACGCCATTACCTATCTGCTTATATCTGTGCGTATCCGATTGGATACTGCCATCAGCCTTGTAAAGAGTGTGATCCAACGGCCAGCCCATCAGTAACTCGCATTCTGAAGGCGTAAGGCGACGTACAGCCATCTGTGGCTCACCATCATGCAACTGAATATGAGGCTCATTGTCGCCACGCTTGGACTCTGCTCGAAGAGTAGGAACTGTTCCCTCCCAAACACCACCACCTAAACGCACCATAGTTCCAGGTTGAAACACCGTTGGCTCATCAACAGGTTGTGCCACGAAATCGCTGCTATCACGACCAACCCTCAACGAACGGTGAATCCCGGAATCATCAAGTTTTTGGTTGTAGCCGTCATAGACCACAGGCTCAGTAATAAACATTTGGGCGTGATGTGATTGTGGGCTTGGCCGCAGACCAGTCAACGCATTAGCCGTGTCTAGTTCGGTAGCCGAGAAAGTATTTGCCTTGGCATCCTCACGAATTGAATAGGCAACAGCGTGAACATCGTGTCCGTGCATAGCATTCAATGTGTAGGAAACATCTTCATCAGTACCAATACCGTTGCCTTTTGAACCTTGCAAGTTGACCGTTCCAATGTATTCCTCGTAAGCAACCGAAGGCGACTGCTGGCTTGCCTTTAAGGTTGGTGAAATGTCCTCGGTGACGTTCGCATTAGAACCGAATTGCGTGTCAAAAGCCAAAGGAACAGCAACCATCGGCGTATTCCCCCCTCCTGTACCCATCTTCGCTGACAGGGTTTGACTGACACCATCGTTGGCTATACGCGCACCATCACGATAAGAGTTCTCAAACAGAACAGTCGCATCATCTTCGCCCTGCAACACCATCGGCGTATTGTTGCCTCCAGTACCCATAAAAGCCTGAAGCGTAGAAATCGTTTCACCGTGAATAGTTGGGCCGATACGGCGATCATCGTTAAACACGATTGCCATACCACCTTGATTCAAACTTGGATCAGGCCGCCAAGTATCCAATGTCTTAGCAACCTCAACTTCGTTTACACCGCTATCCGGGTTAGAAGACTTCATGGAATTAGACGAAAGGGAATCAAACGCATATACAGTCTGCTCAACAACGACATGAGCCGAGTCCGAGGTTTCTGATCCTCTTGGCGAAGATCCACTTTTAGAGGTCAAAGGCCCAACGACATCTGCATAAATAACGGCTGTCGTGGTTCGAGTATCGCCTATGTCAAACGCATTCAAGGTTGGGGCTACCTGACCATCAATCCAAGTTTCATCGTCTGTAGCAGATTGCGCTCTACGAGACTTCACAAACAAAGATGGTTCATCCGTAACAACAACATGACCTGCATCGGCATCCTGATTAACTACTGTTCCGTGATGGTAGAGGCTTGCTCCGATGGCGTTAACAATTGCGCCCTCATCTCCAACGCTTTCTGTAAGCGTTCGGGAAGCACTTTTCCTCTTCGGTTTGCTCTTCTCAAAATACCCTGGCAAGCTTTCGGAGACAGGTAATAACGGGTTTGGACACTTTGCGGCGGTTGCAGAATCCCAGCAAGAGAGGAGGAAAATGCGTCTTCGACGTTGGGGGATTCCGAAAAATTGTGCATCCAGCAAAGCGTATTCGCTGAGATACGCCCCTGCTTGCCCCATTTCATTGATGACCGTTGCAAAATCTCTTCCATTGTTTGAAGAGAGGGCTCCTGCGACGTTTTCCCAAACTGTCCATCGGGGAAAAGTTCCATTTGTGACATCTCGCATCTCCTTGATAATTCGTATTGCTTCGTGGAATAAACCTGACCTTGCACCCTCTAACCCAGCTCGCTTCCCAGCGACCGACAAATCTTGACACGGGCTGCCGAAAATAATTACATCTACAGGAGGCAATTCAGCCCCGGAAACAGTCGAAATGTCACCCCACTTAGGCACATCAGGCCAATGCTTATTCAAAACATTTTGACAATTCTTATCCCACTCAACCTGAAACTTGCATTCCATGAAGGGTGAAAAACCCATGTCAAATCCACCCACGCCTGCAAAAAGACTTCCAAACGTTAGTTGTTTCATCATTTCCTCCCAAAAGGTTCCATCACACTAACCACACACTCAACCCAAGTCAAGGATCATGTCAAAAGTTTTGTTTCCTTAATCATCCCCACCGGGATCGCCAACAGATGATCGTACATTTCCTCATTCGTGTACGACTGTGCGATCACCACATAGTCAGGCTTCGCATCCGGGATTAGATAGCCGATAGAAGAAACAATGCACGGCTCTACATCAACAGGCAAACCAATCCAAGTATCACCAATCGAATGTGCATCATGCCAAACAACAAGAATGATCGCATGTTTCATAAGACAGCCATATCCGACCAACCTTTAGGGTCATGTTTGCCAACAAGAAAAGTTAAAGTACCTGGCGTACTCCAATTACCTGTCATATCGGTGTACCACTTGCTACCACCATCGTTAGAAGGACATTGGAAACGATACCAAGGCCCAAAATCTTGTACCTGAAGGTGATGTCGGTGCGCTGTAACCCAAATATCAGGCTCACGACCCTCCTCGCGAAGAATCCTGATTGACTGACCGCGCAACCACTCCACCTCTTTACCGCTGATCTTGTGACCGTGCGTGAAAGCAACCTTCACCCCGGACAACTCTGAAGTAGTCACAAACTCATCGTGAGGGATAGTCCAACGCATGTTCTCTACCTCAGGCCGCCCATCCAACACCCTTTTCAGGGCATCAGTAAGGAAACCACCAGCATTATCCGAATCCGACGTAACCGATTTGCCGTTCCTTCGCATCCACTCACCGTGATTACACAACACCGAAATGAACTCTGAACGCTCGGCAAGAGAGGCTAACTGGCGTACACCTTGCGCCCACAAGTCAAGAGCCAAAAGC